AGATTCCCTATAGATGTTGTAGCTTATGTCAAACCAGTGATCTATGATGTCACCTTGTTTCGAAAGAGTGGACCAAATGGTGACATGGAATTATCAGAAAAGAACTTTCTTGCATATCTCACCAACTTTACTGAGAATGAAGACATGGATATTGAAAAATCAAAGTGGACTGTTCATATTGAGACTAGAGTGGCAAAGCATTTTCAATTATTGTTCAATCCCAAATATTCTGAAGATGACAACTTCATTAAATTTCTTTCTAGACATAACAAGATCCCAGGTGAGTCAGCATTCAAGAAATTTGAACCAATGTCTGTCAAGATGAATGATTCCATTAAAATAGTGACTAATTTCGTCGAACAGACGCTGTATTCCTTACATAATGTTGCCACACAGAAACTTAATAGTAATTCAACCATAAACAAAATGTTAAAAATGGCTAAATATAAAGTGAGCCCAAATATGCTTTCTAGCATTGAGTTTGATTCCACCAAACTTAGAAATGGGATTTATGACTATATAGATGCCTTAAGTGTTCATGCCAAGGCTTTCACGGCCCATGTTGGAATAAAGCACCCAGCAAATTCTGTAGTGTTTCTTAATACAGGCAGCTTTAGCTCATGGTCTTTATGGTATTTGCCAGGTACCTATCCACATTTTAATTCAACTTGGAGGAAATTATATAGTATTTCAGAAGTTGGGGAATCAGAATTATTTGAACCTTGCAAACTTAAAGGTTTAGGAGGAGTCAAAGACAAGCATGAGATCATTAGAAGGATACCAAAAGAAGTTTACAAATTTTTAAGAGATCCTTTGAATAGGACAAATCATGGAATTGATAAATTTATTAAAGACTCTGACTCAACAAATTGGAATCTTAATTTCACTTCTTCAAGTTTCAAATCCATTGATAAGAACAATCTTGAATGGGAGCTCGAATTAATGCCCAAAGTCCTCTTGAGGTCACATTCCCTGTGTGAGATGCGTAACAAATTGTATAATGACTCATCCACAACTGGCCCTGACCCATTCCTAGGTGAAAAAGAGATGGCTCTTGGTGCTCTTTTGATGTGCATTAATTCTCAACAGCATTCAGTGCAGAGCACTGCATATAGGTATCTTCATCAAGCACTTAATAGTAGAGACTTTGACCCATATCAGATAGTGAATAAAATACTAGACACAAGATGTAAGAGTCATTTAGAGGTCTATTATGTGTCAAAAATGCTCTGTGTATACAAAGTAGCATTGCTTATGAGAGTACATGATGGGATAGAAGTGATAAGATCTGAGAACAAGGAGGTTTGTGTGGTTGCCCCAGACTTCATGATTGCTTCATCTTCACCCGTTCTAAACAAAGCAAGTTACAACAAACCAAACTCATTCAATAAGGATAAACAATATCGAGTTTCCTCGGAGGCAGATTGTGTGAAAGCATTGTGGGATCAGGTTGATGACTTGGCATTCATAAAAGAAAATGATTTTGAAGGTTATATTGGAATGCCCATTGAACTGTATAGAGAATTGATCAAACATGAGCAATTAACCATGGAGACTCTAATTTCAATACTTGAGGAGAACACAGAAGTTATACGATTATTCACCAATAGAATTTTGACATATGTGAAGGTTGCTCCCTTAACAAGTAACTTTTGGTTTGAATTTTGGGCTTTACTTCAATTGAGATTGGATTTTCAAACTGTCTCTACAAAGGAAGTTCTAAGTGGTAAATCCATAAACGAATTATTAACCATAAAGGGATCCACGACATCACTAAACCTTGATAAATTAGGCGAGAATGTTGCCAAAAGAAAGGTTACAGCAGTTTGTGTCATGTTGCAACGGCTTGAGAACGAAAACCCTGACATTGATGATGCCAATACCATTGTTGAGAATATTAGTGGGGGCAAGAATTTTGACATGCTTACTCTTAGCAGAAAAATATTGAGTTCAAATTACTTGAAGCAGGCTGACATGATCTGTCAATTCTCAGAGAAAGATGCCCCTGGCAAGTCGCGAGAGATTAGTACCCTTAACATTGAGTTTGGTGTCTTGAGTTTGATGAATGAGATAGTGGCATCAAAATTCAGTGAGCAGATACCTGAGGATCTCATAACACATTCATCAAAAGAAGAAGTCATCTACAAAAATGTGACAAATTTTGAGAAAGAGATCACATCAAAAGATACTAGTGAGGTTATATATGTCAATCAAGATAAAAGTAGATTTGGGCCCAATAGAAAGAATTCTAGCATGCTACTCACAGGATTGATGATATCAAAAGATTTGGAAACATATAATAACTATTCATATGCATTACTCAAGTCATCGAAAAGAAAAGTGGCATATCCTCATGAAATTCTCAAGCAATCTTTAGACATAAGGAAAATTGATGTAGATGCCATCAATAGACAGCTATCAAGAGTAAAACAGGCACATAGGACGAAAGATCAATGTCTCTACGAGCATGGATTCACATCAACTGTTATGAATGAAATATTGTCTCAGTTTTACTCAGGGAACAAATACGGGCCGACAGGAACTTTCTATGCTGAACCAGTAGAAGGAATGGCTGGTCAGGGAATTGGAGGGATAATCAGTAGCATTCAACATGCTGCATTGTCGAGATTAGCATCTGAATTTATTCAGAACAATCTAAGGTGGAAATGGAGGACATTTGTCACAAGTGATGACAGTCTAACATGCATTGTGTACCCTAAAGGTGACTCAAAAAGAGTACACAATGGTATAAAGAATTTCATAAGTAGATTCAATTACTCTGGTGGGTTAATAGAAAATCTTGGGAAGTTTACAGCTTCATCACAAGGGAATGAAATGAATGGTTTCTTCATTCTGAATGGAGAACCTATAGTCTCAGTTTGGAAATTTGGCATAGCATATTCTTCTCTGCAAACATCTGGTAATATAGGGGAAGATCTCTTGTCATGCATCAGTAAGTGCAACGATCTATATAGAAGAGGTGGCAGTTATTATTTGTGCTCAATATTAGGATTAACATTAATGACTTTTGTGCTTGATGCATACAGGCTGTGGTCATGCTACTCCTTTCCAGACAATTTGGATGCTGAGAAATTCGTGTGGGAACTACCTCCGGAGCTTTTAGGGATACCAGTAGTTGACCCAGTCACAGCCATCATTAGCCCCATAGGAACTAGAATTTCCTCAATAAGAGCGAATTCATTCAGTGCAACTGAATCATTGAATTATATACGCTTTTTGTTGGAATCCTCTCTAACATCATCCAGATATGATCAAACAAGAAAGGAGCATGAATCTGAAGACACAGTGATTAACAATCACACACACTCTGTGGAGACTCTAGAGGGCTTGAAAGTCGGCTTAAATGCGAGATTGCCACCGACTGTAAATGGTCTAATAGGGGCTCTGAATAGGAGAAATTATGATACAAGATTGGCCATGGAAATAGGGGAGATCATGAAAGATCATCATGGCAAACCAACACAAAGTAAATACAATTTGAAATCAATTTTATGCTCATTGACAGAAGCCCTTCAAATCCCTGCAAAACATGGGACAGCGTCTCGTTCTGTTTTTGATCAATTTAAAGATGTTGCGCACAGTCCAAATCATGCATTCATGAAAGTGTCAGATAACTCTTTTTTCCCCAAGAGTATGAAAGGAAAGAAATTATCTCTCAATGATTTAAGGGGTTTCATCAAGGATACTGGAGCATTGAGGGAGATGAGAATTAGATTTATGGAGACAATAAGCATTGCTAATAGTTTCTCGCCTGCCATAGGAAAGCTGTTACAATTTCTTGTTAAAGAATCTAATAGATGCAAAATTGTATCTGATTACATGTGGTCTTGCAATTTGAGTGTGAATAAGTCTGATTATGATTATGATGAATCTAAGAGAGAAAAATCTAGATTCAAAAACACAAGGAGACGACTACTTGCATTATACCCTGACGCTACTAATGATGATGCTTTGTACGTAAATTTTGATGAGATTAAGGCAGAACTTTATGGCCGCTATTCAAACAACAGCAAGACTCTAGATAAGACATTGAGATACATCATAAGGGACACATATGGAGATATGGAAGAGAATGAAGCCCTTATGCAAAGTGAAAATACTGTGAGCAGGCTTAAAGCTCTGATGCCAGTCAGACAATTGCTGTACACAGAGTCACCTGCTGGTGTTCATGATAGGAGCCATGATTTAATCAATTGGTTGCGCATGAATGCGAAAGATGGATTTGTCTTCTCAACGACCTACAAAATATCAGAATTTGCCATGAATCTCAATAAGAACAACCCTATAAAAGACACTCAAGATCTCAAGGACTTGAATTTTGATCAAGAAGTGTATGGTAGTATGTTTTTATCACCACCGGATGTCATGGAATCAAGCAGATTTGGGGTCTCGTACAATCAAGTGACCGACACAGCAATCAGAGTATCAAAGGATAACGTGTTCAAAAATGATGGGACTTTGTCAATTGAAGCAGAACAGCTTCTCATAAGTGGTAGATCCAAAATGAGAGTTGATTGGGGAGTGTATGTTTCCAAAGTTTCCAGGTTACCTACTTCAACATGGTATGGCAATGCGCATTATAGAGTCAAATTCAAGGGAATAAGATCACACATGCATGGATTGGAAAGTTGTTATATGACTGGTTATACAATAAAAAGATCCTTTTCAAAGAACTATACTCATTTGATTGTGGTTTTTTGCAACAACAAAGCTCTGTCAACCAAAGTTGGTTCCAAATCAATGAAGTCTCTTGATGATTTCAAACATGATCTCAAGTTTTCTAACGATGACACAGAATATGACACTTACAAAGTTCTATTCGTAGACAAATACACAATATTCAGATTGAGATTGCTTGGTGCAAGGACGTTTATCTCGATCAAAGATGGAGATAAAGAATATTTGACCCCAACTATTGAAACATGGTCACTTAATCAACCCACAGAAGAAGGTTTATCTTACCTCATGAATATCAAAGAATTCCAAGAGGCTCACATCACACGCATTAGGAAATTATGGGAGCCCGCAAGAAAGAAAGAAATAAGATTATTGTCAAGTTTGAAGTTGCCAATCACCAATTGGGCAAAAGGCCATGAGAGTGATTTTGAGGGTTTCATTGCCACTTTGGAAAATCTAAATGAACACACACTTAGCACCACACCAATCAGATTCAGATTGGCCTTATTAGATGTATTTTCATCCTTCTTGGTTGATGGTGATGTCGAAGGGCTCAAAGATGCGGATTCTAGATATCAAAATAATGACAGTATTCATGATGCTCCAGGTTCCACACAAAAGGTGGTCATGGCTACCAATTTAGCAGAATGGGTTTTAGAATCAAGAGTGTGTTTCCATTCAAACTATACCAGGTTATATAGTCTGTGGTCCAAATTTGAACCTTATTTCAATGATGCATTTAAACCAAACTATAACACTGATGAAGTTATTGAGTGGAAGCCACATTCTAACACCCTGGGAGATGAAGAAAGTATGAATCATGCGCGATTTGTTCGTGAATTAGGTTCTGCAGCGGCATATGATCCTGATAACAAACAACTCATGAGACAATTGGGTGATCACAAGGAGAACAATAAAATGGATAAGCTTGAGAAGTATTTAATGGACATGATTGACGAAGAAGAAAATATTTCTAAATTAGAGAATGATGAGAACATGAAAATCTTGGAGAATCGTTTAGAGAATGATAACAATGAAGATGAAGAAGAGATTGTAATACCAGCAAATTTCATGGAACTTATGGCTAAAATGACAGAAGATGCTATGGCACAAGACGAGTCTGAAGATGATGTATAATGCAATTAATGACTTTTTTCAAAAAAAGAGAGACAAATTGCCAATATGACTTTACCTTTGCTCATTGAGTAGGAACTTGATGTCAGACAAGTCCACAACTTCTTCTTTAAGAAGAAACTCAATAGCTTTCTCTGCTGCAATTCGATCTGAATCTTTCTTATTGTTGGATTCCCCAAAGAATTGACATTGTGAGAAACCTGCAATAGACAAATGAAAGATTGTTGTGTGAACACCCAATTCTTCTGAAGACTCATCAATGTATTCAAGAAGACCTTTTTGTTTGAATGAATTTAAAATAGACACATAATCATATGCTTTAACTTGTATTGAAGTGTTCTCTTTCCTTTTCTCCATTGCCTTGTTGAATCCTCTAATTTTGAATTCCTCTCGTCGAATATTTTCTATGGCAAAGTTGAAGTAATCCTCAACAATGTAATAAGGGTTGAAACCACACTTGTGGACTGCACCACAAAAGATTTCAAAACGATCACAAGCAGCGTAATAATTCATCCCAAGATGGTCAAGGACATATTTATTGATGGTTGCATTGCTTCTTAGATTGGAAGACACAAAAGGGGCTTCTTTGAGGGTAAGCTTTTCATAGCTGATCTCTGTGATCAACAAAGTGAAAATCTTATCTCCAATATCTTCCATTTTGCTTGCGGGCTCTGATTCAATCTTTTGTGTGATAGCTGTCTTCTCATCTTCTAATTTGGATATTTTGAGAAATATGTCCAAAAGCTCTCCAGGATAAAGTGCACTTGATTTGAACATTGTATTGTTCTTATATTAGTATCTGTTTGTTCCTGATTGGTGGGTTTGATCTTTTGTTCTTTAATGCGAATTCT